TTCTGGATGCCGGTGGCTCCTGGCATCACCAGCCTCCCGAGTGATCCGACCGTGACGACTGGCACCGGCGCCCCGGCCAACAGCACCACCACCCCTAGTGGCTTTGATCCCACGGCACCAGGGGCAGTGTTTGCCAGCCTGCCCACGGGCCAGGCGCCCAGCTATGCGCAAAGCATCGCGCCAACGGCTTTGGTGCCTTCTGTGAATGAGCGGGTGCCGTTAGTGGCGGGCACTAGGACCGCTCTGAGCGTGACCGCACTGGATTACGCGCTAGCCCTGCCCACGGGCACAGCAGTGCTGGTGACGAAGGCGGAGATCACGGTGGCCACGAGGCTGGCGGCAGAGGCAGCAGCGTTCGTGGCGACGGGTCAAGCTGCTGCACTGAAGTTCACCCAGGCAATCAATGCAGAGTCTGGGGCCTATGCAGTCACTGGCTTCGGCGCGGGCTCGGTTAGCAATTATGGGATTGGCGCAAATTATGGCTATTTCGAGCTAGTTGGCCAAGTCTCGCAAGAACGTATTGCGGTGCGAGTTATGGCGGCGGGCCTCGGCACTATCCAGCTTTCAGGCGGCGAGCCAGACTTGAAAGCGGCTAGAAGCATTTCTGCAAGTAATTCATCTCACCTCTTAACGGGCCGGGCTGCCGCCTTAAAGCGGACTTACTTCCAAACAACCAACTATACGGCTCCAACTAATCCGGTTGATTTTGCCTTCAGCGGATCAACTAAGGAGTACAACCTGACATTGCAGAACTGCACTGCCATTTCGTATAGCTCGGCAGCGATAAGCAACGGAGCCTCTACTAGCTACTTCCACGCCTACACTAGGTATGAAAACGGAGTAGTTGTTGACACATCAGGAGCCACCGAATCAAGCAGTACCCCAGGGTTCACAGGAACGTTCTCGCCCTCTAAGACTTTTAGACTAAGGCTTAATACCTCGTTTTCAAACTACTGGCCATCCACTTCTTACGCTAGGTTTTACGATTTGAGCTACAGCGCTAGAACGTTGGTGACGAGCACTAGCTAAGTGGCAACCTAGTCCCAAAGCTCCGGCCTCATGGCGTCGTTCAACAAGTTCAATAGCTTCGTGGAGGCATTGGCCGAGAAGAAGCATGACCTCGGCGCTGACACGCTCAAGGTGCTGCTCACCAACACCGCACCCGTTGCCACTAACAGCGTTAAGGCGAATCTGACTGAGATCAGCGCAGGGAATGGCTATACCGCAGGTGGTAACACCGCTTCGGTGACTAGCTCGGCGCAGACCTCTGGCACCTACAAGCTAGTTCTCGGTGATCCGGCTACTTGGACCGCCAGCGGTGGCAGCATCGGCCCCTTCCGCTACGCCGTGCTCTACAACGACACCGCCAGCAACAAAGAACTGATCGGCTGGTGGGATTACGGCAGCAGCATCACCCTGGCCGCTGGTGAATCCTTTGCTGTGGACTTCGACCCGACCACCGGCGTGCTGACCCTCGCTTGATATGGCACTCACCAGCACGATCAGCACCAAGGAGCTGCAACGCCAAGCGGCCGCAGCTTTTGAAGGCAAGACCTACACCGTTTTTCTGGCCACCAACACCGGCAGCCTCACGGCGGAATCCACCGCTGCTGCCTGGATTGCCGCCAAGGTGTCCGGCGGTGGTTATGCCGATGTGACCGGCACCATCGGCACCGGCAGCTACAGCATCGGCAACGCTCGCTATGAGCTGCCTGCCATCAACGCCACCTTCACTGCAACCAGCCCCGGCTTCACCTACGACACGGTGTGCGTGCGGATCGGCACCGAGACCTATCTGCACTCGATCTTGGTGGAGTCGCCCAACATCGCCATGGCAGCTGGGCAGAGCAAGACCTACAGCATCACGTTTGCGCAAGACGACTGAGGCTGAGCGATGAGCACCAACATCCAGATTGATGTGGTGCTGCAGCGCCTGCAGGAGCAGGCCAGGCAGGTGTTGGGGCAGAACCGCTCAGAACGCCAAGAGCGTGAAGACGCTCAGCTGCAAGCCCAGCAAGCAACGCAAGCCGAAGATCAAGCCGCCGGCAACGCAACTCGCACAGCACCGCAAACCCTTGCGGCACAGCGCACTGCTGCAGCTGAGGAGCATTCCGGTGTTCCAGACCCCTACAAGAAACGCCGCCCCGCTGCGCAACGCGAAGGTGGCAGCGTCGCCGCAGTCACCTACAGAACGATCACGCAGTCTGCAGAAGACGCCACGATCACGTTGCGGGTCGGCACGCCTGACTTTGAAGCTCAGGTTGAAGTGCCAAACATCTTTGACCCTGGCCTCGTTACGGTCAACGACATCACGCTGCCAGCGAGCGGCTCTGGCGGCGACAGCGTAGAAGCTGTTGGCGGCATCCACTACGTGGATTCCTTCTATACCAACGCCTATCAGGCGTGGTCTGGGCTGGACATCAGCGGCACCGGCTCACCGCCACTGCTGTACCAAGGCACCACAGCACCGCCTTTGAGTTCAGTGGTGGATGTGTGGACCGCCAGTTACGACACCTACAACGCCGATCAATCGAGGGCGCTGGTGCTGCCCAGCGGCCGCGCCAGTGGTGTCTTCATCTATGTCCACAACCGAATCAAGATCTTCAACACGTTCCGCCGCATCCAGCGCCGCAGCCAACAAAGCGAAAACCCGAGATCTGAAACTGTCTCGGCAGCAGATGACGGCACCGGCACTTGGTACGACCTGCGCCAAACCAACCGCGTGATCTTTGAGTACGTGGACACGCAGAGCTTTGCGGCCTATGAGATCTATGCCTTTGCCTTCAGCCCCACTGCAGTCCGGGCGATTACAGCGCCGGATGCCTTGCGCACCTACATCGAAGCTCTGTGCCCACCGCTGACGGTGAACGGCACCACCAGCAAGCTCGTGGAATCAGGCGGCGGCCAAGTGGCTGGCTACGGCCCCGGCAGCAGCAGCTACTTCTTCACGCTGCCCAATGTCTACGACGATATGCCCACGGTGGATACCACGGCTTGGCTGGCTGACACGGTGTACGGCAACTATCCCGCCGGCAATGACGTGCTGGCCAAGCAGTACGGAATCGGCTGGCTGCAGTACAGCAGTCATGCGGGCAACTTCTTCTCTCCTGCGGTGTTCTCCTTCGTCAAGGGCTCTTTGGATCTGCAGGCCCTGGATGCCAAGCAGTACGCCGCGATGCGCGTGCAGCTCGGCAATAAGCCACCGGCCAAGTTTCTGGCGCCCTGCGTGCAGACCTGCAGCACAGACGACACGGACTTTTACTACACCAACACCCAACCTGTTTCAACTACGACGCCTGTGCCGGAGGCAGACTTCCGCTTGGATCGCCGCTATCGCGTCAAGAACGGGGAGGTGTCTGATGGCACCCTCTACTACTGCTGGGACTGGGATAACACGGCCTACTGCCGCAGCCAGTTGACCTCCCTTGGCTTCAGCCCCGCTGATCTAACACCATGAACAACCCAGCACTAGAGCGCCTGCAACAGCAGATGGCGGCCCTGATCAAGTACAACCGCGAACAGCGTCAAAAACGCGAGAAAGAGATGCTTCTACGATTGAAGCAAGCGAAATAGCTTGCCAAGGATCTTTATGCCCACGCTCCCCTTTGTCCAGGCACCCGAGGCACCGACAACACGCAGGCTGGGCACACCGGCCAGTGGCATTTTGGAAATGCCGGTGCTGGGTGGTCTGACGGTTGGTGAGTCGGCGGTGATCTCGGAGCTGCTGGCCAATGAGCAGAGCAGCTTTGTCAAAGGCGCTCAAATCGCCGATGCGATTGCCAAGGCGGAAGAGATCAGCATCTCCGAAGCGTTCAACATCATTGAAGGTGCGATCAGCGGCCGCCAGCTGGAGCAGCGGGCCGAGGAGATCCGCACCAAGCACGCGGCCTTAATTCAAGAGGTGGCGCAGGTGTATGCCTCAGCGGGGCAGCGCAACATGGAGGCCACGGTCAGTGCGCTGATCAAGTGCCGTTGCAACCTGCCGGACTGGTCCGTTGCTGACACCCGCCAGATGCACCGCGCCCTGTTCAACGCGATCTGGCAACTGGCGCAGGAAGAAAGCGATGCGGAAGCCATGCCCAGTGAACCCCCGACTGAGGAGGAGCTGGGAAAGCCGCCAGCGGCGGATGGCGCCGCAGCGAAACGGACTGGTCGGCGATTTTCTACGACCTAGCCCACAGCTACCCCGGCCAGTTCCACCGCACCACCTACGCGAGGGAGCTGCGGCAAACGGTGCTGCAGGCATGGCGTGAGCTGCAGCGGATCCGCCGCGAGCAAGCGCAACTGCAGGAGATGCCGGTGGCTCAACTCGCAGCGCTGCTAGCCAACATCAACCGCGACCCCAAGAAGGGCAAGCCGTTCAGCCTGCAGGACTTTCAGCTGTTTGCGCAGGAGCGGAAGGCCGAGCGGCGCCTCAGTGCCGAGGTGGCTGCGGTTGCCCTGGCGCTGAAGCACGACGACAAGGCACCACCGCTGTTGGTGTCCTGTTGGAACGAGGTGCTGGCCAGCGCTGCGGACGGCACGCGGATGCCCCAAGTGCGGGCGTTGCATTCCGACGACGACGCCGTGTGGGTGTTGGCGCCGGTGTGGGAAGCGACCGGCATCCGTGGCGGATTGGTGCTGGTGAAGGGTCAGATCAGCGGCACGGTCCTGCTGCGCGATTTAGATCGGCCACTGTTGACCCACCAGCTGCAGCTGCCTGAACGACCCGGTTTCGGCTGGATCGAAGCGGGCTGCCTGCTGCTTTCGGCGGAAGACTAGGTAATGGACTTGCTGAGCCTGCGCACCGCCATCGAGACCACGCTGGTGGATCAGCTCGGCACCTATCGCTTGGCGAATGGCGCCAGCACCCCGGCAATCTCCGTGCGGGCACCGGGCGAAAGCCTGCCGCCTGGCACCACGGTGCATGGCTTGGAAGTGGTGATCGTGCGCGAGCCGGAACTGGTGCCGGTGCGGCAATACCAAAACGAACAGGCGTTCAGCCGTTGGACGCTGTATCTGGTGGATTGGAGTGGTGACGCCAGCCTGCAGGAAGTCGCTGGCCGCCTGCTGTGGAGCTATCCCGGCAGCAACGCAGTGAGCATCAATGTGCCGCGTGGTGTGGGGCCCAGATCCCAGATGCGCGTTGACATCACGACCAACCCTGACACCTACGCGGGCTAGGGCTACCGGAAACCTTGGGTATGGCGATCACCCCGGCGACTTACAACATCAGGCCGCAGCGGCGAGCTGATTATCCGCTGCAGGTGCAGTTCAAGGACGGCAACAACGTCGGCATCAACATCACCGGCTGGACGGTGGTGGCACAGGTGTGGAGCAAGGAGAGGACGACCAAATACGGCGACTTCACGGTCACGGTGGAGGATGCACTGATCGGCAAGGTGAAGTTGACGCTGCCGTACACGATCACGACGAGCCTGCCGGATGAGTGCCGCTACGACGTGATGTTGATCAACGTCTCGGGGCTGCGCGAGTATTACTTGGAGGGCATCATCCGCCCAAGCCAGGGCTATTCAGCGCCGGTCTGACCATGAGCAACCAAGTTGTCCTGACGAACACCGATCAGGTCCTCGTCACTGAGGTTGCAGAACAGGCGATTGAAGTGCGCACACCAGCGCAGGCATTGCTGGTGGAGATCCACACCGCTGGTCCCCAGGGTGCAATGGCACCGCTGTATGCGTTGAGCGACCTGCGTGATGTGAACATCGGCGGCAAGGTGGCCGGCAGCGTGTTGTATTACGACCAGGCCAGCAGCAAGTGGAAAGGCGACGACATCAATACGATCACGACGCTGACTGACGGCGGCAATTTTTAGCAGCTACAGGAAACCTTGGTGTAAAGCCGTTTCCAAGCAGTAGCCGTGGCCAACACCATCCGCATCAAGCGCTCCACGGGTAGCAGTGCACCCACGAGCCTGGCCAATGCGGAAGTCGCATTTGCTGAAGGCAGTGCCGTTCTGTACTACGGCAATGGCACCGGTGGCGCTGGCGGATCGGCCACCAGCATCATCGCCATCGGCGGCTCGGGTGCTTACACCACGCTCAGCACTGCTCAGACCATTAGCGGCAACAAGACCTTCACCGGCAACGTCGACCTGACCGGTGCCGTCGCTACGGCCACCACCCAGAGCAGCAGCGATAGCAGCACTAAGGTCGCCACCACTGCCTTTGTTCAAAGCGTAATTAGCAGCTTTGGGGCGGGCACGGTCACCAGCGTCGCCCTAAGCCTGCCAACCGCTCTGTTTGATGTCACCGGTTCGCCGGTCACCACCAGCGGCACGCTGACTGCCACTCTCGACAATCAGACCGCGAACTACGTGTTCGCTGGCCCCACCAGCGGTGGCGCAGCAACTCCTGGCTTCCGTGCTCTGGTCGCCAGTGACATCCCTGATCTGAGCAGCAGCTATCTGCCGATCAGCGGCGGCACTGTGACCAGCAACCTGACGGTGACTGGTGACCTGACCGTTAATGGCACCACGACCACGATCAACAGCACCACCCTTGCTGTTGACGACAAGAACATCGTTCTTGGTGATGTCGCCAGCCCCACCGATACCACTGCAGATGGTGGGGGCATCACCCTGAAGGGCGCCACTGACAAGACTTTCAGCTGGTCCAATGCCACCGACAGCTGGACTTCCAGCGAAGACATCGATGTTGCCAGCGGCAAGGTCTACCGCGTTAACGGCACCACCGTTCTCTCGGGCAGTGCGCTTGGCACAGGCGTTACCGGTTCGAGCCTGACTTCTACGGGAACCCTTACCAGCGGTGTATGGAATGCCTCCACCATCGGCGTGGCCTATGGCGGCACTGGCGCAACCTCCCTCACTGGCTACCTGAAAGGGTCGGGCACCGATGCTCTCACTGCATCGGCCACCATTCCCAACACGGACATCACCGGTCTTGGCACCCTGAGTACTCAGAACGCCAACAACGTGGCCATCACCGGTGGCACCATCGCTGGCATCACCATTGACGGAGGCACCTACAGCTGATGGGGAACACCATTCGCTTTCGCCGTGGTTCTGGTGCCCCCTCTTCTGGTGGCTTTACAGAAGGTGAGCCCGCTTGGGATAGCACCAACAAAAAGTTCTACGTCAAGGCTGCTGATGGCAGCATGGCCGAGGTTGGCGGTAACGCCAGCTTGGCTGATGGCGATAAAGGTGACATCACTGTGTCCTCCAGTGGTGCGACTTGGACCATTGACAATGGCGCAGTTACCTACGCCAAGATCCAAAGCGTTTCAGCAACAGACAAACTGCTTGGACGCAGTAGTGCTGGAGCTGGGAGTGTTGAGGAAATCACCTGCACATCTGCAGGTCGTGCGCTGCTGGATGACGCTGATGCTGCTGCCCAGCGAGCCACGTTGGGCTTGGGCACGTTAGCAACACAGAGTGGCACTTTCTCCGGCACCAGCAGCGGTACAAACACCGGTGACCAAACCATCACTCTTACTGGTGATGTCACGGGAAGCGGCACTGGAAGCTTTGCTGCGACTATTGCCAGTGGCGTCATTACTAATGCTAAGGTAGCCAGTAATGCTGCCATTGATGGCAGCAAGATAAGTCCGAGTTTTGGCAGCCAGAATGTAACCACATCTGGAACTGTGTCGGACGGACAGGGAAGCTTGCGTAATCTCGCGCAAAACTCCCAAACATCTTCGTACACTCTGGTTGCAACAGACACTGGCAAGCATATTAGTATCACCACGGGCGGGATTACGGTGCCAGCATCTGTATTTAGTGTTGGTGATGCAATTACTATTTACAACAACAGTGGCTCATCTCAAACGATTACACAAGGCAGCTCTGTAACAATCCGCGTCGCTGGAACGGCAACCACAGGAAGCCGTACATTGGCTCAGTATGGACTGGCGACAATCTTATGCGTAGCTTCTAATACATTTGCCATTTCAGGACCTGGTCTTAGCTGATGAGTATTTGTGCGCAGGCCATGCTGTTGAGCTATGGCCTTTTCAGGGATTTTACTGTCAGCTATTTAGTGGTTGCCGGTGGTGGTGGCGCTGCGGGGACTAATACAAGCGTCAACCGTGGTGTTGGCGGGGGTGGTGCTGGTGGCTATCAAGAAAGCTTTTTGGTGGCCAGTATTGACACTTCTTATGTGGTGACTGTTGGTGCTGGCGGCGCCGGTGGTGTTGGTGCTAGCCAAGGTAGCTACGGATCCAACTCTGTATTTTCAGGAATTAGCTCAGTTGGAGGTGGTGCAACATTCACAACCGCATCTGGACCTAATAATGACAACAGATCCGGTTCGGGCGGATCTGGAGGAGGAGGCACTGCTAGCAACATCGATATTGCTGTAGGTGGAGCCGGCACAAGCGGCCAAGGTAACGCCGGAGGCAGAGGTTTTGACACCAGCAGAGGAGGTGGTGGCGGCGGCAAAGGCGCCGCTGGCGCGGATGGCACAGCAACAAATGGTGGCAATGGTGGCAATGGAATTGCCAGCTCCATCACGGGAACAAGCGTCACCAGAGCTGGAGGCGGCGGTGGTGGTGCAAGGGCTGGCACAAGCGGCCTTGGAGGCGCCGGAGGTGGTGCAAACGGCGGTCTAAACACCAACGGCACGTCTGCCACAGCCAACACAGGAGGAGGTGGTGGTGGTGCGGCAAACAATAATGTTGCTGCAACACGAAACGGCGGCTCTGGTGGATCAGGAATTGTGATCTTGCGATACCCAGCCTGTTACTCCATTTCCAATGCCGGTGGAGGACTGACGTTTAACACTGCAACTGATAAAGGAGAAAAAGTAACCAGTTTCACTGCTGGGACTGGCAATATTACATTCTCCGTTGCTTAATCATGGCTCATTACGCATTCCTGGATGGAAATCAAGTTGTCACAGAAGTGATTGTGGGTAAAGATGAAATGGAAGATGGAATAGACTGGGAAGAACGCTATGCAGAAATAAGAGGACAGGCTTGTAAGCGCACCAGCTATAACACCAAGGGTGGCATTCATGAGGCTGGTGGGGTTCCCTTTCGCAAGAATTATGCTGGAATTGGCTACATTTACGATGAGGATAGAGATGCCTTCATTCCGCCGCAGTCCTACCCGTCCTGGCTGCTCAATGAGGACACCTGCCTATGGGAGCCGCCGGTTGCAATGCCCGAAGACGGGCAGCTGTATCAGTGGGATGAGAGCACGCAGCAATGGCAGCTGGTTGAACCACCTGCTTAGGCACGCCGACTAGTGCCGTCTGGCTCCGCTACGGCGGGGCCTTTGTTGTGGCCGGGCAACTTAGAGCAACTGCTCGGCCACGATGACGCCAGAGGAACTCGCCGGCGTAGCCATTGCACTGCTGGCTGGCTCTGAGCTGCTCAGCTACATCCCTGGCATCAAGGCCAACGGCTGGGTGCAGCTGATCCTTGCGGCACTTCGCGGTATCGCTGCCGCTGCTCAGGCTGAGCAGGCCAATAAGCGCAAGCGTCGCTGAGTCATGGTTGAGGTGGTAGCTGCTCTGGCCGGTGCGGTGCTGGCCATTGGTGCTGGTGGTGTCGGTTCGTTTATGCGCAGAGACGAAGAAGCCTCAAAGGCTGTGGTGCGGCTCACCAGCGCCGTGGAACACATCGCCGGTGAAGTCTCCTTGCTCCGCACTGAAATTAAGGAAGATCGCCAAGAGCTGTATCCAAGGCTCAGTGCGATTGAACAACGTTTGGCCAAGCTGGAAGCCAAGGTATGAGCATCATCCAGCTGCGCGATGCGGCCAAGCATTTCAAGCAGCTGCCACACCAACTCGCGGCATGGGATTGGCTGCAGGAACACCTAGACGCTGACACGCTCAAGCAGTTCGCAGAGCTGTATCGCGCTGATCCTGCCGTCAAGCAACCGCTGCCACCCACGTGGCTACCTGCTGCGCTCAAGATCATCCGCGAGTTTGAAGGCTGCCACCTAGAGGCCTACCGCTGCCCAGCTGGTGTGCCCACCATCGGCTGGGGCACCACACGCCTGATGGATGCACCGGTGCGCATGGGCGACAAGATCAGCCAAGCGCTGGCCGACGAACTGCTGCAAAACGAGGTGGAGAACCTCTTCGGTCCTGGTGTGCTGCACCTGCTGCCGCTGGCCAAGCAGTGGAAGCCCAATCAGGTCGCGGCCATCATCAGCTTTGCCTACAACCTTGGCCTTGGTGCGCTGGAGGAATCCACGCTGCGCAAACGACTCTTGGCTCTGGAAGATCCCTGTACCGTCGTGCGGGAAGAACTGCCGCGCTGGGTGCATGCCGGTGAAGCCGTGCTGGCTGGGCTAGAGCGACGCCGCGCTGCGGAGGTGGCCCTGTTCTGCGGTGATCAGCGGTTGGGCGTGCCTGCACAGCAGAAGCCCAACACACCGCTCAAGGTGCCCTACTACAGCCAGCGCGATTCCACGGTGGCAGGTCAGGCCAACCGGATGTGCTTCTCCAGCAGTTGCGCCATGCTCGTCTCCTTCCTGCGGCCGGGTGTGATTACGGGCGCAGCGGCCGACGATCAATACCTGAAGACGGTGCAGCGCTTTGGCGATACCACCGATGTGAATGCACAGCTCAAGGCATTAGCGCACTACGGCATCAAGGCTCGCTTCATGCAAAACGCCGGTTGGGATGACCTGCAGCAGCAGATCGCACGTTCAGTGCCGATCCCTTGCGGATTCCTGCATCACGGCACCAGCGCCAAGCCCAGTGGCGGCGGCCATTGGCTCACCGTGATCGGCATCACCAAAGGTCACGTCATCGTCAACGATCCCTTTGGCGAGCTGGATGTGGTGCGCGGCACCTACCTCAACAGCAAAGGTTCAGGGCTGCCCTACAGCAAAGCGAACTGGGGGCCACGGTGGCTGGTAGAAGGGCCGCGTTCCGGCTGGTGCATCATCGCCGAGCCATGAGGAACGTAAACATCAGCCAGCGCATTCAACCTGGCCTGTGGAAGGTCCACCGCCGTGACACCGGTGTGGTGTTGTGGATGGCGATGGCTAACGGCATCACCTACCTCAGCTACCACGAGGAGCAGACGCGCCTCTGGCTCAGCCGTGAACTGGACGATCCCGAGCCACTGGAAGCGGCATAAAAAAGCCCCCGGCATGACCACGGGGGCACGTTGAACATCCGCTCTAGTTTGCCGGCTTCTGCCGGCTCAAGCCTTTGGCTACCAGCAGGCACTCGTACATCACCTCGGCTTGCCAGCGCTGAGCGTGTTCCGTGCAATAACCAAGCCCACAAACACGCCACTTGATCCCATCCTTTGTGGCGACCTGATTGATGACAGGATCATCCACCGGAATACTTAGCGCAACCTACTAGGTTCCCGTCATGGCGTGGGGAGAGTGGATGGTGCCCCAGCCAGGACCGGAGCATTTGCTCACTCTGGAGCAGCAGCGCCGTGCCGTTGCAACCTATACGCTGACGCAGGCCAAGGACATGCTGCTCAAGCTCTGTCAGCTGTCTATGCACCAAGACTTGATCATCCGCGCTGCTACGCGGCGGATTGCAGAGCTTGAATGCACTCTTGCCCTGTCAGACCGCCAAGTTTGAAGCGTAGGCTGCTCAATGCATGGTCATGGATCTGTCGTACAGATTCCCGTGACATGTGCAGTTCTTGGCCGAGCACCACATAGGTGGTGGGTCGCTTTTCGCCGTTGAGATAACGCTCTTTGACGATGTGCTGATGTTGATCTGGCAAGCTGCTAACAGCTGCCTGTACCAAGTCAGCCAGCACCTCAATCTCGTTCACCGTGGGGCCGTGGTCGCTCTGATCCGCCACCGTCTCAAGGTACGTGCTCGGATGTTGGCTGTTCGGCATCAACTGATCCAAACTGACCATGCCAGCGTTGTGGTTCAGGTAAGCCAGCAGCGTCTGTGTGCCCACCTTGCAAAACTCCGCTACCTCCGCAACCGGCGGCAGCTTGCCATGCTCGCGGCAGTAGTCCCGCATGTAGTCACCAGCCTTGCGGATTGAATCATTCGCCGCCGTGGGCAAATGAATCACACGGCTGTACTTGTTGATTGCCCGCGTGATGCCTTGACGAATCCACCAGTAGCTATAAGTGGAGAACTTGTAGCCCAGTGTGGGATCAAACTTGTAGATAGCGGAATCCAAGCCCAGCAGACCTTCCTGGATCAAATCTTCTAAGGTCATCGTGCCGGAATACCCGACGTACTTACCGGCGCAGTTAACCGCTAGGCGGATGTTGGACAGGTAAAAGCGTTCACGGGCACGCATTCCCTTGCGGATGATCGCCCGTTGCTTCGGTGTTGGTCGTTTGATCTCACGCAAGGCCAGCCATGCTTGAACCTGACGAGCCAGTGTGATTTCCTCTTCAGCGGTCAGTAGCGGATAGCGGTGGGACTGCTTCAAGATCCAGTCCACGGAACTGGCAGGGTGGGCCATCAACAGGGAAGGGAGAAATTGACTATGATGTGTGCCTCAAACTTTTAAAAGTCTGAGTCGTCCGCTGTGCCCGGCAGCGGTGAGGCCAAGGTGCGTGAGCCTTGGCTACCGGGCACCCTCTTCACTAGACCGTGGCCAAGGTCACCTGATGATCTTGGTCTTGGTATTTGCCCTCGCGGTCGTGATAGCTCACCTCGCAAGGGTCACCCTCAAAGAACAGCAGCTGACAGATGCCCTCGTTGGCATACAGCTTGCAGTCGGCGCCTGAGCTGTTGCTGAACTCCAAGGTGAGGTGCCCGCGCCAGCCCGCTTCTGCCGGGGTCATGTTGGCGATCACGCCCATGCGGGCGTAGGTCGACTTGCCCAGGCAGATCACCGTGACATTGGGCGGCACGCTGAGCTTCTCCAGCGCTACGCCAAGGCCGTAGCTATGGGCTGGCAACACGAAGTAGCGGCCGCGTTCATCGCCCTGAAGCTCGACGTTGCGCAGGTTGTCCGGGTTGAAGGCTTTGGGGTCCATGATTGTGCCCGGCACGTGCTGGAACACCCGGAAGTCGGCTGGGCTGAGGCGGATGTCATAGCCGTAGGAGCTGCAGCCGTAGCTGAGTACCTTCTGGCTAGCGATCTGCCGGATCAAGGTGGGTTCAAACGGCTGGATCATGCCGGCGTCAGCGCGGACGCGAATCCAGTGGTCGGCTTTGATCACAGCAGGGCCTCCCCGCGTGCTTTGCGGGCCAGCACCCATGCGGCAAACGCCACGATCAAGCTGGCGGTTTGATTGTTGATTGGTGCAGCGTGGGGGTAGCTATCACGCCACCACTCAGCCAGCAGATCTTCAAGCGTCGGCGTTGTCGTCGTCATGGGGTTGGGTGAGAAGGTTTTCAAACTGAGAGGCTGCATAGACAAGTGCCCTGCGTGCTGCGTAGGCCTCCGCTTCGGTGGCAAAACCACCAATGCTGAGTTGCCTGCCGTTTAAGGCGTGGTACGCGATCCATTTGCCTTGAGAGAACGCAGTCCCGGCCGCAAGGATGTGGATCGGGCTGTTCATTGTCTGTCCTCGGCGTGAAGACAGTCTGAGATTGAATGGCGAGTTGTTTGCCCTATTTCTGTCGATGTGATCAACCTCTGCAAGTGGATCAACTCCGTGAATCCATTTGTAGACAACGCGATGTGCAAGCACGCGTTTTCCATTGATGGAGACGTAGTGATAGCCATTGCCTGCCGGCTTTGATGTTCCCCATTCACGGTCCACTTTCCAAAACCGTCTAGGGCAGTTGTATCTAGGAAATAGCTTGCCCGTCCAAGGGTCCAGAGCCATGGTTTCCCACAGTTCTTCGCAGCTAATTGGAATTGGGGATGCTTTCATCTTTATCCTCAGTTAGGAGGCCTGTGAAAAGTGCATGCTTCGCATGATCCTTCTCAGCGCGGCCGCTGGCTTCGTAGGCAGCGTCTAGGCGGTCTTGCCGTGCCTGCTGCTCAATCGGGTTGCAATCAGGGTTCATCAGAACGGCATCGAATTGGTGGATTCAGCCTTGGCCTTTTGATCGCTCACGGCCAGCAGCAGGTAGTCATTGCCGGCTTTGCTGGTGCGGGGGCGCAGGTTGGCGCGGAGCTGCACGCAGGGTTGCCCTTTGTCGTTGGCGACCGGGTTCTGCGTCAGCGCCCAGTTGTAGAGCTTTTCGATCTCTTCCACCGGCACATCCGACGATGCCCAGTAGGCGCCTTCGGCTTTCTTGTCTTGGTTGCAGGTGAACCAAAGGGTGAAGGCATCAGGGGCGAAATCAGCCATGAATCAGTTGATGGTGGGAAGGTTGAAGTAACGGCGCAGCGCGTCATGCAC